CGTCATCCTTCTGGCGCGGCAGATCACGGAGTTCGTTCCACCATCCCCTCCTGAGTACATCCACCGCAGGGAAGAAGAGAAACCTGTTGGGAACGGCCATGCTGGCCAAGGAAGGAAAGAGTGAAGGTCTTCGCCGCTGTCGCGCTGCTGATGCTTACAGCACCCGCAGAGGCGATGATGTGCCTGAGCAAGGGCGAAGCTTCCTCGATCTACCCGAGAGCGCACTTGTACTGGAGCGTCGGTAAGAACGGGCGCTGCTGGGAGACTTCCTTGGCGAGAGCGAGGGTGGCGGCGAAAGGACCGTCGTCGTCACCTCCGCCTCGTCGGGTCGCAGAGCCGATGCTGGCTGTGCCACCGGGAAGTCACGTCGCTCCGCCTATTCAAGCGTCACCCACTGAACTCGAGGACTATCCGCAATGGAAGTGGGTGGCCAAGGCAAGGGATGCAGAGCGCGAAGAAACTCCCAAAGAAGTTCCCAAAGAAGAAGGCGGCACAGTGTTCTCAACTTTTGAAGGAGAGCCGCCGGATGTATGGCCTGTCGTCAATGATCCTCCGTCACTCTGGCTGACAACGCTGCTACTGATGTTTGTCTTGATAACATCGGTCAGCATGCCAGCGTGGATACCGTACACTACTCAGCGAAGGAACTGGTTATGGATGATGATAAGAAGAGGCTCGCCGCCGTATCACGATATGTTCACACGTCTTTGAGAATGCTGAAGATGGGCCAGACTGGGACCATCAGTTGCAACAAGGACTATCCGGTCGAGACCATCAAGGAATACGTGATGGCCTATGCATTCCACAAACGGAAGTGGTTCAAGGTCTCATACGACAAGATGAATCAAGTTATCTACGCTGAAAGAGCTCCACCGCCACCGTGGGATCACGGTGCAACAGAAAGAGAAGAGGAAGAGTTATGAGAAATACTATTACAATCACCCTGCTGATCTGGTCCTGTATCGCTGCGCATGCGGCGGGCCAGACCTTCAAGAACGCGAACGGTCAGGTTGTCGGCCGCTCGACCACGAACAATGCTGGCACCCAATACTATGACAGCATGGGGCGGAACACCGGGCGCTCCGTGACGACGAACACCGGCACGACCTACTACGATGCCAAGGGACAGATGACGGGGAGAAAGTCTCCGTGAATGATCTACAGATGCAGCGATGGTTCGGTCATCGTTCCGACGAAGCCGTCATGGTGGTCGGTCGCGATTACGTTTACCACGGCTGGATCGTAGCTGTGTTTCACAAGCGCAAGGAGAAAGGAGGTTGGCGCTGCGTTGTCGAGGACAAGCATGGAAGACTGTTCATTCAGAGTTCCCATGAGTTGGCCGAGACAAAATCTTGATAGCTAAGACAATGAGTAAGGTGTAATAATACCTCGTTGCCCTGACGGATATGCATGCCGTTGGGTTCTTCAACCTCTTGTACAAGGATACCTTAAGATGAGAAGACTCTTTGGCGCTGCATTCGCAGCGTCACTTGCTACTCTTGCTCTGGCTCTGCCAGCGCAAGCTGTTACTCGCACTCTCGGTGGTCAGACTTGGGATACTTCCGGTGCTACCATCTTGGACTTCAGCACTGCTCAGCCACCGGGCAATCAGCCGCAGAACAATCCCTGCATCATCTGCGGAGCGAACCAGCCGAACCAGACCAACACGAACCTGAACTTCGGCTACACCGACTACGGCAACCAAGGTAATCAAACCTCTGAAGTTTACTTCTCGTCAGGTATTCTCAGAGATACGAACCTTGCTAGCGATACCATCTCGGCAGTGAACTACAGCGGCGCTCTGTTGAAAGCCGTTGTCGCTGCTATCGATGGTGGGACTGGGACTGGTTTCAGTATCGGTATCGACGTGAACGACACCAATTCTCCGCAGACGTTGGAGTCGTTCTTCCTCCTCGACTTGACCGCGCACTCAGTGGTGTATGCGTTCTTGCCGGGACTGAATGACGGCATCGACCTGCTCGCCCCGAGCAACGGGACGGGATTTCCAGACTTCCAGCTTACTGGATTGTCAACTCTTGGTTTGATTGACGACCACCAGTACGCTTTCATCGCTCGTATGACGAATACGAACGATGGGCCGGACTCGTTCTTTATCACTCCGGGCGTGACGGCAGTTCCGCTTCCGGCAGTCGGCAGCGGGCTTCCCATGCTGATCGCCGGCATGGTGGGTCTGGTGGCATTGAACCGAAAGCGCAAGGCTCGACTCGGTGCAGTAGCGTAACTCACTAACCACTAAACACGGAATGCGTAGAAGAGGGACCGCAGCAACGGTGGGATATCGTAGCTGCGGTCCTTTTATTTTCAATGGAGCAAGCTAATGATGTTTCTTATTGGAATGATGATGCTCGTCACCGTCAATGCTGCATCAGCGCAGATGTGGGTCAACCAACCCAAGACCGTCACGTATACCAACAAGGCGACCGGCGAGAAACTAGGTACCGCGATCATCTCTAAAAGAGGAAACGAAATCTTCATCGTTCTGCGTGACAAGCATGACGTACACTATGCCACGGTCATGCAGCAGCCGGACGGCACCAGAAAATGGGTTGACCCGAGCGGCAATCCCATCGATCCGAAGACTACCTTGTTGCCACTCGAATGATTGCCCGAATTGATTGGGTGTCGGTGGTGCTGATCGCAGCAATGATAGCGACGGTCATCGTGATGGTGTGGGCCATATGAAAGATATCAGTGAACGACTGCGTCGTGCGGCGGCCCTCGGTCTTATCGACGGTGGATTGATGGAAGAGGCTGCCGCCGAGAACGAGCGACTGCGCAAAAATGAAGAACTGCAAATGCAGCGAGCCATCCGGGCCGAAGCGGAGGTTGAGCGGCTGTGCGACACGATCAAGAACTGCCCAACTGACAAATAAATGAAGATTCCCATCCCGCGTTGGTTGATGCGGGGTGTGGCAGCATTCGAGGAATGGGGTAACATCCCGGTCTGGACACGAGGACGACTTCAGCTTCGGCGCCTGGATATCCCGCTCGTGTTGCTCGGTGTCTTGTCTACGTCTTACTACGGCTGGCTGAACGGCTGGACCGGCGCGATATTCAGCCTCCTTGCTTATGTCGCGATGGCGGCGTTAGGCTTGGCACTACGAAAATAGGGGGCCGGAAATTATGATTCGTGAACCAGAATTCGCCAAGCGGGTTGCTGCTAGTCGTGAAGCGCGCAATCTTAGTTTGAGTGAGTGTGCTCGCCTGATGCACGTCACCCGTCAGCAGTTCGGCAACTGGGAATCTGGGCTGTGCAAGCCGAAGGGCGAGCGGATGAAGCAACTCGCAGCGGTGCTAGAGTGTGACAGCATCTGGCTGCAGCACGGCGAAAGCTCGGAGCTAGAACAACGCATCGAGAATGTCATGTTGCTGATGCGTTCAGTGGTTCGTGATCTCGATCACATCTACAAGGCAATCCAAAATAAAAAAGACCGCCCCGGTGAGGAGGCGGCCAAGTCTTAGCGGAGGGAGAGTTCCTAACACTAATAGGGTCGAGCTACGATGATCGTAACGGCGGGCCGAACACCTGCCAGCCCAACAGCATGAACAGCACGAACAACAGCAACGTGCCGACGCCAGCGTAGGCGATACCCACCATGCCGAAGTGTACGAGCCCGCCGAACACGAGCCAGATCAGCATGATGATCCAGAAGGCTAGACCTAGGGTCATGATATCATCTCCATTTCTGCAGAATCCTCGCTGAGCAGATGTTGCACATCGAGTAGCATCTCGTTGGCCTCTCGCTTCACTTCGGCCTCGTGGCGGTTGATCGGTCCCCAATGCTGGCGTAGATAGCGCAAGCCGACACCTGTTACGAAGCAATGGAAGGCCGGAGAGTACTTCGAGAGAAACTGAAACTTGGCACCATCGCCCGTGCCGAAGTTGCCGAGGTCATCCTTGTTCAGCTTCACACCCTCTTGGAATGTCGGCAGGAAGCCGTTCGGGTTGGCCCAATACTCCTGCAGCAATGGCGGAATAGCCGATGAACACGAGCGGATATTCCACGAGGTCTGATACATCGAGGCTTCTGCCGTGTCAGCGCTCGTGTTGGTCGCGCTCATGTCGCGGCCCTCACAGTAGCGTCCTGAACTCTCGCGCGCACCCAGTCCCAGCATCAGCACGAACAATGCGCGCAGCGTATCGATGCCATCCTCCGAGCAGTCCAGGTCGATGGCTGCGAGCTTGTCGCGATACCACGACAGTGCATCCTTGTCTGGAAGATTGCGATCAGCCTGCCCTGCAGTCGTCGCTATCGGGTGGCCTTGCATCAGTCTCGTTGCAGCGAGGCCGAAGCACTGCGCGATGCCTGCGGTGTAGCCGAGTGGCAGCTTGCCACGGTCTTTCCAAGAGTACTTCGCGATCTCGCTCTTTTTAGCAATGTCCGCGATGCGCCGCGCCTGATCCGCTGGCATGCGGTCGTTGCCAGACATCTTCGCGCTTTCCAGATAGTCAAGCGCCGCCCATGTCTTTGGGCCGACGATGCCGTCGCACGTGATGCCCTCGCCATAGGCTGCCTGATAACCTCTGACCGCAGAATCGGTGATAGGCCCGAAGTCGCCATCCGCCGGGAACACGCCGAGCAATTCCTGCACGTAGAGAACATCATCGCCGGCATCGTCAAGCCCGATGGTCAGCCGTCCAGGCTCCTCCTCCGGAATGACTGGCGTCGTCGGTGGCTTGATAACTTCGGCTGGCGGCGGCTGTTCCTCGATGCGCTGGCCAGATAATGCCGAGGCCAACGCGCTACAGATCGAAGCGAAGCATTCTTCATATGCGGCAGCGTCGGCAGAACTATCAACAAATACTGTTTCGACCAGCACAGCTTTTTCTGCCGTCGAGTTAAGAAAAAACAAATTGTCCCGATACTTCGGTCCACGGTTCGGTAGTCCGGTTGACTTGGCAAGCGCATCAGCCACCTTTTTTGCGAGGTCCTTCTGAGTCAGGTACAAGCATTCACAGCCCATCGGTGATGATGTGGTTTGGTAGGCGTTGAAGTGGACGCTCACGTCGAGCGTTCGTTTCTTGCTGTTGTGCCAGTTCACGATGCGATTAAGGTTCTCATTCTGGCTGTGGCTGGCATCGTCATGGAATGTTTCTACAGAAATTCCGCCAGCACGCATCAGCCGTGCGACTTCATCAACAACGTCGCGAGCGCAATTCACCTCGTCGAGATATCCACTGGCACCCCGAATGTATTTTCCATGTCCTGACGAGATGCAAATGTCTGCCATGTTTGTCTTCCTTCATGCGTCGACTTGATTGCCATCTGACGGAGGTGGCTCCGCGGGCGCAGCCGGTGTTTCTGCTGGCTTATCTTCTGGGAACGTGATGCCGCTGTGAATCTCTTGATCTGTCGCCGGCGTCTCCGGTGCGGCCGGAACCAATGTCGGCGGCTTCGGCTCTGTCTTCTCTTCCCTGGGATAGTCCGGGTATTTCGTACTGTAATCTGGCATCGGGTCACGGACGTTGCAGCGTGTCTGATAGCCAACACCTCTGGTATAGTTATGCTCGACCTCTGTCATCAGGTAGATGCCATCGACTCCTGGTCTTGCGTCGATGATGTGAAGGAGCGCACCGGCCTTGCACTGCGGCTCGCCGTTGATCAGCGCCCATCCGGTTCCTCGAGATGTCTCTGAGTCGGAAGCAGTCCCGGCGTTGGACTGATCTGCAACATCGTAGCCCGGAACGGAATTAATCAGATGTGCCACGGCATTCGCCTTGCCGAAGGGCCTGCCTGCAGCGCTGACAGCCGTCTTCAGTATTTCATGGGTGGCATTGTTAAGATCAAAATATTTTGAAGCGGATTCGCTGTATTGCGTTCGTCCAGAAAAAGGTTTAATCCTCCAGCCAATCAAGTTGACTCCCCACACCGCATCGACCACCGGCATGTCCACGCCGTCGACGTTTACCTTTTCGTGAGCGCCGACGAGGATCATCGTATTGTTGGAGACCTTGAACATGCCTCCGAGTTCCTTCGCCATGCGCTGGCCGAAGTGATGCGGGCTTTCGTTGACGTGCCAGAAGTCCCGAGTGATCTTCATCATCTGCGGGGAAAGCTTCGCCGTCATTCCAGCTTTCCCGGCCATGTCCATCATGACCTTGATGAGTGGGATCTTGCCTGCACCGCCGTCAGCACCGCCACCGCTTGTCGGGGTTTGCTCCGGCTGACTGTCGTCCTCTTTTCCCTCTCCATAGGATTGACTCTGTATCTGTTTCCCAGGACCCTTCGTGTTGACTGCCTCGGCCTCGATCCATAGTCTGCGTCCGCCGCCTCGTCGCGTGAAGCCGGACTCGACCGATGTCACGAAGCCCATGAACACGAGTCGCATTTCGGGACCGCCGAACTTCAACTCCGTCGCCAGTTCTTCTTCGGTCAGGTGCGCTCGCTGCCCGAACAGTCTCGGGCCTTCACCGGCCCAGCCGAGCAGCACCGCGATGCCGACGCCGTCTGGCGGGATTTGCAGTTCAGCATTCCTGTCGTCAAGCTCGAGGTTGCATTTGTCCATGCCACCTTCGAACGTGTCGATGACCTGGACCGAAATCAAATACGGATTGAGTTTCGCCGTGACGTTCTGACCGCCGACGACGATCTGGCAGGCTGCCCGCCGACGCGGACCTTGATGTTCAGCCATCTGGGTTCTCAGGATCGAACACGCTTCCAGGTATGACTGCTCGTGTTGGAGCAGCCTGAGTCATCGAGCCGGATGGTGTGGTGCCCCACAGCACGACGGTCGCCTTGACCTGCGGCGAGCCTTTGAGTATTTCGAAATCGATCGGGATGCGCACCTGAGTTCCGACGGGAAGGAAAGGACTATAGCGGTGGACCTTGGCCAGATGCGGATTGTCATCGAGCGTTCGTTCGATGATCCCGGGCGCGCGGTTTCGGTATCGCCGCCAGACGATCAGGTCGACCGTGATGCGGTCCGCGCCGACAGTGACAAGATCATATGATGTTACGTTCATGCGCCCTGCGTAGATCCCCAGAGATATCCGAAATGTGCAGCAGGATCGTTCGGTATTGGAACACGCTGGAAGCTCGCCTCGAACTCGATCTGCTGACCGATGCCGTCATGGGCCAGCAGCGAGTGTCCACGCTGCAACTGATCGATGATGAACCAGCCGAAGTGCCAGCCATCTCCGCGGAGCAGAGCATGGGCCTGCCCGGTTCTTCGCATGTTATCTAGAACATCTAGATGACCGAGACCGCCGCTGCTTGGCAGGCCAGAAGATTCTTTCTCTTCGAGAAGTTTGGTTCGCTCTCTCGCTTTCGCGCTGGTGGCATCCCACTTGGATCGCCAGTTTCTTGTTTGCCTTGCGAAGTAATGCGGGAAGACTTTGCCCTTGAGCTGGATCTGCTCGTCGTTCTCGCCGACCCATTCACGGTACA